AAACAATCCGCTTATCATAGACGCTCTTAACCCGCGTCCGGCACACATCCTGCACATCTCCTACACGCCGCAGCGGGCGCGGGATAGGAAGAGGTGTCACGCTGCCTTGATAGGGCTCGTATGGCATGGCTGTGTTGCCGAGATTGAGCATGGGGTAAATAGTCAGATTAGGGGTATCTCCGATCTGGACTTGCAGTGTAGCATAAAGGATATTCTCCTCTTTCTGCTTAGTGAGAGTTCCAGATATCCCTTGTCCTCTATCAACAAGCACATTGCGCACAAACGCTCCACTGGGTGTTTTTTCGTTGATAACAACTTTCACCAGCTGCGACGCTCCAGATAGACACACCACTTGATTGGGCGAGATGGGAATGAGATTGTCCGCATAATTATAAGTTGCTATACCACCAGCGCAAGTACCGGACACAGAAACGCTGCCGTCGGGATTAGGCGTAAAGGTCACGCCGTAGATTGTTTGTGTTTTCGTCGCTTTCGGCAGCAAATTCCGCCCGCCCACAAATACGCTGTCCACCCCCGTGAGCGCCACAGGAGCCTCCGTTGTCCCGCCCTGTGCGTTTTCACCGTAGAGGGTAAGAGAGTCAATGCGATTCGCGCCAGCAGCCTCGATGGAGATAGGATTGCCTTTCATCACGAGCCCACCGCCAAGGGCGGCGTTGTTTAGGTTGTCAACTTGGGTCTGAAGATTTCCCGCAGCGTCCTCCGAAAGCTGGTCTTTCATGTGTTCAAACCATACAAGGAATGAGTTTTCATACTCCGAAATATTTCCATTCGCAGACGAAATAAAGGCCGAAAACCATGCATCAAATTCTTTTTGACTTATATTTCGAAAATTTGTCAAATCGGTTTGAATTTGGTTATATAAGGATTCTGTGTCGATGTGCTCTACCGGGCAGTATACGAGCCCGCACACCTCATTGTCGAGGCGCGTATCCGTTATTTCTGCCTGTGAAATTGATATTGCTCCCGCCGCGACATAGATATCCGCCAGTTTAAGCTCATAAATTTCGCTATTTCGCGTGATGTTCGGTGCAGTCGGCTGCGCGGAGTATGTTCCGTCCACAGCCTGCACCGTAATTTTCCGAGCGTTTGCATCTGCTCGAAGTACAATAGAGGTGTATCGATTTAATTTTCCGTCCGACACCTCTACGGGAATCGTGAGAGCTTCCGTGAGTATGTAAATCCTCCCGTTTATCCACGCTCGGCCCGGCTGAACAGTAATATTCATATCCCCCGCCGCTATAACTCCGAGTTCCGTGTTGTACACGCCATTTTCGATAAATGACGCTACCCATTCCGCGAGAAAATCGTCAGTATATCCACGGTCTCCCTCAATATCTGCAAAGAATCCGCTTTTTTCCACGTTTTAACCTCCAATGCTTAATTTTTCGGGGTATGGTGAGCCGAATGTCGGCGTTATTTCTCCGGCTGCACCTGTTTCCGTTTCAAACACTTCTTCAACCTCCGTTACACGCTCGTCAATTAGAATACCCCATCTGCTTTTATGGCATGTAACTATATCGCCAAGTTCCCAATCCTTCCGATAAACATATCCGCTTTCGCGCGTGACTGAACTCTCAAAGTTCTGCACCTCCGCCGCATCATCGAGCTTTTCATTGCCTCGCTGCGCAAGCTGCGCTTTGTATTGTGCGTCTGTGAGTTCCTTTTGCCGCAGGTCCTTTGCGTCGACAAACATTTCTCTAAGTGCTTCACCGTCGTTTCGCCTGTCTACCGTGATGATTGTCCGGGCGTCCCCTTCTCCCTCTCCGGCCACATATGCAAAATTTTTATACGCTTTCTTGTTTTGGGAATATTTCGGAGAATCAAGAGTTTCCTCAATGTCGGAAAAAACCACGCGCGGATTTTCGGTTTGTTTTGTTGCGCGGTCTTTTCCTTTGTAGGTCTCAAATACCAAGCGCCCGTTCTTTACATCTGCCCTAATCTTGAAAAGTATTCCTGTTGATTTTGAAAGCGCGGAAAGCGTGGTGAGCAAGTTTTTGTATGTAACTTGGGTTTGTACTTTCTCCGCGAAGCCTTGCAGAGTCCCGAGCACAATATTAGGACAGATACGGGGCATTTGTTCCGAAACAAGCGCCCTCATAGCAACTTCCACGGGGCCATTTATGTTATATGTTTTATTGATAACACAGCGTCCAAGAAGCGAATTTCCAAGGCCACCTGTTACGGAAATCGTCTCCCCGGTCTCTCCTTCTGTCCTCAAGTTTCGGCCTTCAAGTACAGCAAATTCTTCATATCCGTCCCGAATGATATAGTTTTCGGGCCGTGTCAGATTTATTACATATTCAACCGCCGCGCAATGCAATTCAAATTCTCCCGCATCAAATACCTGCCTCCGCCAACGCATGGAGGTGTATGCATCTATGCAGCCAAGATACGCGAAGTCGGGTGTATAGACGTGCAAATCCATTTCAACACCCCCAATATGTTTGTGTGTAAAAGATTGTCACGCTTAAAGCATCTATCCCGGAATCCGCATTGTACCGAAACAGGTTATCGCCTTTGTAAAGCTGCGGCCATTGCGGAGGATATGCGATATTGTTTATTACATTTGTTCTATCATTGCCCTGTATAAGCGTAGCCGCTTTCGCAAGTTTTCCCGTCGTTATTTCCACTATCTCTCCCGCATGCATTGTCAATTGCACCGTGAGAATCTTGTGTCTCTGCACATCTACAATAGTAGGGTTTTTAACCTCCCCGGAAGCTTCAAAGCGAATCCGCAGACCGAGCGTAGTGTTTGATCTGTTGTAAATATCCTCCATCAAAGTATTTACTTTTTTCGTCACAGCAAAGGGATTGTGAATGTAAAGCGGGAATCGTATGAGGCCAATCCACGACGAAAGCGTAACGCGCGTCTCTTGGATATCTCTGAAAAGCGGGTCTCCGCATAGCAGAGATATCGTTGTCGCTCTTACAATGCCCGTCTCCGGGCTTTCTATGCTCTCTACGACATATTCAATTTTTCTTGCAATTGAATCTTCGTAGTAGTACAGCGTGCCGACTTCGTTCGGTTGGAAAAACTCAAGCAATGTATTTCTATTTTGCGTAAAGTTCCCTTTGATTTGAACAGCAATAACAATGTTCCGTTCATCCGCCGTACTTCCCGTGATTGTCGTTCCGTCCTGCCCAGCCGCTTTTGAACTGGATACCGTATGCCGTATATCACGAACGCCCTCAATACTCGCAAGCCAGAAAGGTAAGGCGTGCGAAAAGGTCATCCTCCTTCCCTCGGCATTTTCGCAAATTACTCGTTTCATTCCGTACCTCCCATCTTTAGAATGATGGCCCGTACATCGTTACGCGATTTTCGGGCCATTTCCGAGGCAGAAAGAGCCTTCGGCGAGTTATATGTCGGCGCGAAGGTAAAGCCCCCCTTGCGGTCATTTTTTGCCGCCTCTCGTGTCGCATTCACTATTGCGCGTGTCTGGCGCTCCGAAATTGCCGAAAAGGACGGTTCAATTGTGTTTGACGGCATACCTCTTTCAAAAGCTTCTATCGCGCTTTGTGCCGCATTTTCGTAAGTATCTTCCAAGTGCGGGCGTTCTTCTTCTGCGCCTTCAATAGCGCCCAGCATCGAATTTTTTCCATCCTCGCGAAAAACTCGAGACGGCGAATTGATATCCAATCTTGATTTATAGGCTTGATTTGCCGCCGCCGCGAGACTATCATACTTTGCAACAAGCTCACCGCGCATGCCCTCTGCACCGTTAATATACCCTTGAATTGTAGCCGCACCTGCGGCTCCCGCTTCGATTGACACATCCAGTCTTTCCGTCGTTTCTTTAATTCGGTTTTCGAGGTCTGTCATTTTATTGGAAAAATCTGTTTCCATCTCCGCAACGGTCGTTGAAAACTTTTCTTTTCCTTCCTCAACTTGAGCAAACTTTTCATTGAGAGCTTGAATCTCCTTTTCGCCGCCCTGTACAATCGCCGCGAGGATTTGTGCTGATTCTTCCGAGCCGTCAGATAATTCCCTTACGAGGCCCTCATCCACGCCCATTTCCATGGCCCTCTGGATATTCGCCGCGTAAGTATCCATATACTCAATTTGCCCAGACAGCGTGCCAATCAGATTCCCGATGCTGGTTTTTGCGGTCCCGTCGAGAGAATTAAAAAGCCCCAGCTGGCTTTCAATGCTCTCCATTGCCTTTTGCTTTGAATCATCATACGCAATTTGTAGAGCATCAATTTCAGAAACAAGACCATTCACAGTGGCCGTCATTTCGTTTGTCGCCTGGGCGCTGGCCTGTTGCCATGCTCCGTATTCAGATGATGCCTCTTCCAGATTTTTAATCTGTTCCTCGTTCTCAGCCTGCGCCTGCGTAAGCTGCGAAACGCTGTACGCCAGATAATATATATTTTCGCTCCCTATTTGGAGTGCGGCGTTGTATTCTTCCTGTACAGCCGCGAGGCGGGCGTTTATATCCTCCCGCTCAACTTCCAGCTCTGAGAGACGGGCAACCTGTGCCTCGTATTCTTCTTGTTTTGCTGCGCTTTCAACAAGCGCATCCAGTGATTCCGCCGTCATATTGATGGAATCACTCATAGCATCATAGGAAAGCCCCAGCTCCGGGACAGCTTCGTTTAAATCAGCGACCATTGCGAGGATAACTTCTTTTTGTGCCGCGCTTTTTTCCTCGGTCTCGAGTGCATTTTTCAGCGCTGAAACGAGCGAGGCCGTAGACCGCCGTTCCTGTTCCATGCTCTCCGTGAGGTCGTCGTATGCCGCTTTGGATTCCTTGATGCTTTTTGTCAGTTCTCGCGTCTCAGCATCAGCTGAGCCCATGGAAAACGCCAGAAACGTAAGTGCGCTTACCAGAGCCGTTACTCCCGCCACAACAAGGCCCGCAGGATTTGCGAGAAGTACCGCATTCCACGCAGCCGTTGCCGCGGTAACGACCGTCACCCCCGCAGCCAAAACCCCAATCCCTACCACAAGAGCACTAATTGCCGTTACGACCCAGGGATTTTCCTCCACGAACTCCGTCGCCCACCCGAAGGCTTCCGACCCCGCGTCGTACAGTGTATTGAGCGTCGGGGCAAGCTGTTCGCCAATTGCCGCTTTGAGATTTTCCGTCGCAACTTCCATGCGCTGCCTGGCAAATTCAGTCGTGTTCGCCATTGTTTCATATGCATCGGAGGTTGCGCCTGCGCTGTCCTGCATTTCTCCGAGTACAGCGTTGAAATTGTCCGCACCCTTGTTAAAAATAGAAAGTGCGCCGACGCCCGCTTCTGTGGAGCTCCACAGTTCATTAAATGCCGTCGCGTCACCCTCTACACTCTGCCCCAGTATGTCAAGCACATCCCCAAGGGAGGAGCCATTCGCCACGAGACCCGCAAACGATGTTCCCGTCTGCTCTTTCAACACTTTTGCAACTGTGCTCCCGCTATTCCCGAGCTCATTCAAAATCGCTTTGAGGTATGTCCCCGCTTCTGCCGTTGCGACACCATTTGCGGTCAATACCGCATATGCTGCGCCCAAGTTATCCATTTCCACGCCATAAGCAGCGGCAAGCGGTATCACTTTGCCAACCGAAGCAGCAAGCTCATTTACGGTTGTTTTGCCGAGGTTTTGTGTAGTGATAAGGATATCGGATACGCGCTCTGTTTCAGCCACACTCAATCCGTAAGCATTAAGGGCTGTCGTGAGTACATCGACGGCTGTTTGTGATTCGGTGAAGCCTCCTGCCGCAAGTCTTGTGGCCTTTTCCACAAATTCAACAGCATGAGCCGTATCCACACCCGCCGAAATTGCGGAGTATACAGCTTCAGAAAGAGCAACAGAGGATTGCGCCGTCTTGCCAGATAGGGTAATGATCTCGGACGAAATATCCTCAAGCGACATTTTCGACGTGTCCGCAATTGTTGCAATTTTCGCAATTGCCGCTTCAAACCGCGCAGCGGCGTCGGAGCACTCCAAGAGTGTTTGTCCAATTTCTTTCACGGTCGCCGTGATACCCGCCGCCGCCAATGCCGATGCGAGGCTGTCGACCGCGTTTTTTGATTTATCTCCAAATTTTTTGGATTTATTCGCGGCCTCTTCGGTTTCTTTTCCGTACTGATCTATCGACTTCGCGCAGCCGTCCGCGCTTTTTTTGGCCTCGTCAAGATATTGATTATTCTTTGCTATCTCCGCAGATAGGTTGTTGAGGTCTACATTTGCATAATTGAGTTGTTTTTGCCACCCGTTGACACCTTTTTCAGCGGCTTCCTGGTATGCCTTTGCCTCTTCAAGCTCACTGTTCCATTTTTCCAGCTCTGCGGTAAGAGCTGCCTGCTCTTCGCTGGTGTCCCCCGTGCTGTCTTTTAGGGTTTCAAGGGCCTTTTCGCAACGTTCAATGTTCTCTTTTGCCATTGCCACCCGGTCGGAATACCCCGCTTGAGCCGCCTGTGCATTCGCAAGGGCTGCTTCGAGTGCTCCCACTTTCTGCTTTTGTTTTTCATACATAGCAGACAGGGCGTCCCCTTTTGCCGAAAGCGCCGAGATCGTATTTGCCTGTCCTTTGAACGCACTTTCAGTAAGAGCGAGATTCGACTTGAGTGTCGACAATTCCGAATTGCAGCTCGCAATCCCTTTTTTATATTCGCTCTCCCCTTCAACAGCGAGCCGCGTTGAAATCGTTCGTTTTGCCACTTAGTCAACCTCCTTCTCCTTCTGCGGTCTGTTCGCACGAAGATATAGCTCAAACACGTCGAAAAGCTCTCCCGGCGTCATGAGGAGAGCTTCTTTTACAGATATCCCGCATACCGTGCCCATCCGTATATAATGGGCGCGCGTCAAATCGTTTTTTTTTGCCGCAATTCAGCGAGGCCGAGGTCGATCTCGTCGTCCTCCTCCCGCACCTCTCTCCCGTATCCCAGCTCTATTGCGCGCGGGAGAGCCGCTTTCATGGCAATGAGTTCGAGCGGCATAATCGCCGCTGCCAATGTTTCAGCGTTCGGGACCTCGCACGGTGTATACCCCAAGTGCCGCCGCCCGAGTTCTGCTTGTTCGGCCAAAATCGCCACAGCTTCACAAAGAGCCGCCGCGCCTTCCCTCGTGTCCGGCTGCACCCGTTCAAGCAATTCTTTTACTCCGCCGAATTTTTCCCGAATTTGAAACATTGCCTCACCCGTAAATGACAAATAGCAAGGAGCCCCGAGGAGTTCGATTTTTACAACTTTCATAGTTTCTCCTTAAA